TTATTTCGCTTGTGAGCGAAGTCAAATCAACATTCTCAAGTGCCTCAATTGGGTTGTCATCACGCACGTCACAGGCAATCTTGTACGCCCATCGGTAGTCCTTGTACAACATACGTGCCTCGTGGGTCTTGCAGGCGTGTACGATGCTGCTATGGTCTTTGTCTATAACGTGTCCAAGCTCCATTAGGCTTGCGTGTTGTCGGTAGGCTTTGCAGAATGCGCCTCTTGCTAACACGTACTCACGTTTGCGGGTGTCGGTGTCCGACAGGCCCAAGCGAGTCATAAAAGTTGAATAGTTCTGCTGAATCTTTTGTAGTTCAAAGGCTCTCATCTGCACTTGATTGGTTTAAGCTCATTTTGTTTGTGTTTCTCTAAAATGTGGCTCATTGGTAAGCTATAATGCATATGGTCTTTGAGCCGCTTTATGTTCATTGTACTGCACCATTCAACGAGCTTGTCTTCTTTGTCTTGGATAATCGTGTAGTCAAGTACGAGATAATGTTCGCCTTTTGCTTCAAAGCACTCGTACTGCTGAAAGGGGGATAGTATCTGCTTCATATATTGTCCTCAATAATTTTTTGCAGTCGCTCAATTTCGTAGTGCATCTCCTCATTGTCAACTCGCAGCCGAGCGTTGGCGAGGTACATCTCGTTCATTTTGCTTTCAATGAATTGGCGGTAGTCAATAAACTGCTGCAAGAGCAAGTCTGCGTAGTGGCAGTTCATAACGTGGTGCAGCATCTCATCTTGCACCTCACGTCCGTTTGCTTTGTCTGCTGCTTGCTTCGCAAGCCACATCGCAGTACCTGCCAACATCAGTTGTTTCTCTCTGATGTAGAGGTCGTGTGAATCGTCAGAAGGGTACATCGGCAGAGGGGATTTCGTCTTCTTTAATGCCGAGCAAGTTACGCCCATTCATCTTGAATCCAACATTACCAATAATGGACTGAAGTACAAGCGGTGTTTCCAATGGCGTAACTCGCCCTCCTGTTTCCATCTCTTTGACCTTGCGAACGTGGATGTGAGTGTATATCCAATCGGTCTCGTGGGAGCTAAAACGATGTATCACAAGTACACAGTCGCTACGGTTGCCCCACTTGCCCCCTCCTTCAATATCGCTTGTATTTGGTGGCATAGGCAAGCCCTCGTAAGGGTGTCCCTTGTAGTAAACCTTCCGCATTGCTTCGGTCACAGGATGAGCGTTTACAATCAGCGTGACGTTGTTCTTGTGCGAGAAGATGCGGAACGCTGATGCCACCTCGTAGTGGTATTCGTGCATCCCTGTCTTGCCGAGTTTCTTTTGGTCAGTGGTGAGTGAATTGTATGGGTCAATCAAGGCACCTGTGAAGTCCCATTCGTTTTTGATTGAATCCATTATGTCCAAAAGCTCGTAGGCGTTCAGTAGCCTGTTGCCGTCTATGAACTGAAAATACTCATTCACAAAGTCCAACTTGCGGTGCATTGTTAATTCATCAAGACCCTGAATAGGTTTGCACGCAAGGAACTCAATGAGCTTACGCTTGAGCGAATGCACCTCGTTCTCGGATGAGTAGATGAGCCACTTCTTGCCGTGATTGTAAGACTGAAGAAGCATCAGGTACATCAGCGTGTGAGTCTTGCCTACGTTGGCGTGGCCTACAACCATAACAAACTCGCCATCTTTTAGGCGTAGGTATTGGTCAAGTTCCCAAACACCGAGCTTGCCTGTGTCGTAGTATTTGCCTTTCAAGGCACGTTGAAGATACGGGAGTGAATCTTCGTTTGGTAGTAAGTCGGGATGTTTCATTGTATCTGATTGGTGCTGCTAATATACAAACGTCTCTCAATAAAAAAAGCCTCCCGAAGGAGGCTCTATCACAACGATGCCAAAGAAACCAATCAGAAAGGCGATTCGTTGCGTGTAGCGAAGTGTTCAGTATGTGAAGCGGGTGCTGCTGATTGGCCCGTCATCCACTTATTAAAGGTCTCTGCGTTAGCCAAGATGGTGTTCACATCGTGAGCTGCTGCACAGGCATACTCAACTGCTGCCTTCAAAGCAACTTGGCGGATAATGGAGGCGGAGCGTTCATCACCTGACGATTTCGAAGCGTTGGCAAAGCTGCCTCCCGAACCTCCATTAAATCCACCAAAATTGTTTGGGCGTTGGATTTTGATAGTACCCTTTTCGTTCTTGGTGTACTCTACCTCATCACCTACGGCATAGGAGGGGGTTTGTGATTTTGCAAACGCAGTTCCGAAGTCTCCGTTGTCGAAACGGATTTCTAATTTGAACAGGTCTTGCCATTGCCCCGTAGGGGTGATGCTTACGATTTTAGCCATTGTTGATTGGTTTTAAATGAATAGGTGAGATTGCTGCTCCAACACTTCGATACGAGCTTGAAGCTCTTGTACTTTGTTTTGGAGTGCTTGGATTGACGCTTGCTGCGCCATTATGGTTTGAGAGTAAACCTCTTGAGAAAGTGATAGTGTCATCTGATTGGTATTTGAGTTTGACTTTACAAATATAATCAAGATTCGGAATCCACAATCAATCCTTCAAAAATAATTTCAGCGGTGTCTTTCGGGAGCGATGGGTCGTAGGTCATCTTGATTCGGTCAACGTATTTGGGGCTATCATCCTTCACCCCTCCCCATTGCTTGAACGCATCGAGGGCAAACTTGATTGCCATCACGGAGTTGTCCAAGTCGTAGCGGTAGTGGACTCTGCACGTGATGCTGACGTGCTGAAGCTCGTATTTGTCAAGTTGTTGCAGTTGTTGCAACACCTCACCGCAATGCTTCTCTTTGGCTTTGGCTCGGACTGTCCAATGCTTAGATGCATAAAATGCATTTAGGCTCGGCACCTTGCCAACGGTGACCGTGTAGGACGTTAGTCGGCCTGTTGGTACCCGCATTGAATGGCAAAGTGGTAGTCGAGCTTGGCTATTTGACCGAGCAGCTCTTGCTCTTTGTATTTCGCCTGTTGGCGAGCAGCATAGGTGCTATCGCAGTTTGCAAATAGGGAAGCACACTCCGCAAGGATAAAGTCAATCTTCCTGCGTTTGGCAGGGTTAGTATAGTACTGCATACTTGACATTGACTCCTTGAGTTGTTGTGCTTTCTCCTGATTGCTCATCTGCTTGGTTGTGTACTTGGCGTTCTAATTCAAACTCAAGGTGTGCGATAGCCTTGCGAATGTCTTGGGTGATTGGGTTGTTGGGCTTCTTTCCTGCTCGCATCAGGTAGGTGAGTGCCGTACCTAAGTTGTAGTTGTCAGGTTGGAAGTCCATCACCACATCCTTCGCCTCGATTCCGAGAGTCTTGCCGATGTAGTAAGGTGGTGTCTTGCTCATTTCCTGTTGGTTTGCTCAAAGGTAAGTCATCCCAATAAATGAAGATATGGTCATTCATTATTTAGAATCAGTATAAATTAGTATAGGTACTTGCGTAGTTAAAATTTATTTTGTTTTTTTTACAAGTTAGTTAAGTTATTATAGTTATTATTAACTTACTTAAGTTACCTAACTTATATTATCAACTTATAAGTTTACTAACTTATCTTGACTATCAACTTATAGGTAGACCATTTCGTTGACTTCACCAAAATGGTAATTTGCGTTCTAACGCATCCAAATACCTCAAGGTAGGTCAGTATACCTTTTGAGGTATAAAACCTCCCTAAAGTGCTTAAAAGTGCCTTAAAGGGGTATATTTACTCCGTTAACTTATCTACCCAACGCTTGAACAGGTAGAGAATCAACAGAACCACCAACGCACCAAAGACCATTTGGTCGAAGTTCCATCCCCTGCGCTTTGGCTCTTGCTTGGTGATGACCTTCGTTTGGGTCACTCGGATGGTATCGGGCAAGCACGTAGCCTCAACCACGACCTTTCGGTCGATGTACTGAAGCTGAAGGCGTACCTTGTCTTGGTAAATCACGGTGTCCTTCATCACCTCCAACGTGTCTATGAGGTACTTTGGCTCCGTTACAATTACCGTGTCCCGAACAATCACACTCTCGAGGATGGGTTGAGCAGTACGGCATCCACTAACTCCCGCAAGAGTCACACTCAGGATTGTCAATGCTGCAAACAGGGACTTCCGTTTTTTCAAGTTCATTAAGCCATTCATCAAAGTGGGAGGTATTTGGTTTTGCCATTTAGCTTGACTGCTTTTAGTTTTTGTTTTCGGTTCTTGCCCTCTGAATAACTAACGTGAACCCACGCAGGTTCTACATCGGTGCCAAACTCCCAAATGAGTTGGTCGTACTCCACGTTGCGGCTAATCCACTTGAACAGGACATCATTGCCTCCGTTAAACTTTAGGTCTGCCGCTTGAGCCTGTACGTGCTGCGAGGTCTTTGCGCCACCTACTTTCTTGTTGACTTCAGGACTGCGGTACGCACTTGTCACCTCAATGGCTCCTAATGCGTCTCTCGCAGGTTGTAAGACGTTTTCTGCAAGCGAACGAAGGTTGGGTTCTAAGTGCTTCGGTAAAGCGTTAGGAAGGCCTGTATTCGTTTGGGTCAGTTCAGCGAGGCTAAAGTTTTTTGTCATTGTATGTTTTTTCGTAGTACAACTCTGCTTGGTCGTTAGTCCATTGGGTGTGCGGGTAGTTATCAAACACCCGTTGACCTTCAATGTGGGCGTTCTCAATCTCACGCCTGTGCATCTCCTTTGCTGCTTCAGTCAACTCATACACCTTGCAGGGGATGCCGTAGTCCTTCTCAAGACCTACGAGCTGAAGCTCTAACCATTCAATACTTGTCATTGTGTAGTATATTGCTCTTTGTTGTCACGTTTTGTGCATTTATTGTGACATTATCCGAATTAGTGCGCTTTATTGCACATTGTTTCGTAACAAAAAACTATGCTGATTTGTTACGAGCGACCTTGACCAACGTAGCCCTTCTTGTAGTTCTTGCTCGCCTTGTTGCTGCTTGCACTCTTTGAATGCTTGCCTCGCTTCTTGCTCTTGGATACGTGGTTACTTGTCGCTTGTTGCTTTGCCATCGTTAGGGTCTTTTAGAAACATTAATGCAAAGGCTCCCATCAAGAAAGCCGATACCTCCGTGAGCGTTGCCTTCTCGTAGAACACAAGCACAAAGCATAGCCCTAAAATAAGAAGTCCCAAGATGGTGGTCTTGGGATTCTTAAAAAGACGCTCAATAATCATTGCTTGTCCTTGAGGTAATCTCTGCGCCACTTCCACAGGGTGTAGAGCAATGAAGCGGTCAAGACCGCCAAGCCCATAATCTGATGGATGTAACCAACGAGAAGCCCTGCTCCCGTTAAAGACCAAGACGTGATTACTGAATCAGCCGACTCCTTTGTCATCTTTGTTGATTGTATTCTCGTAGGCCTGAATCAGTACACGGACTTCATCAAGTTGCATTAAAAGGTTCGCCTCTTGCTGCTTCAATTCCTCCAAGCGTTGTGTCAAATGTTCCATTAGAGGTAATTACCTGCTAATTTTACTCTTGTTCGCCTGACGAGGGTAATTCAGCCTCCTCAACCAAAGGGGTAGGAATCATCGCCCAAGCATCAGCAGCAAGTTGGCGGTAGTAGCCATCAACTCCCAATACCTCATCGGCAGCAGGGTCGTTTACCTGAAGCACCGTGCGCCAATAAGATGAAGCGATTACGGCTCCGTCTTTGGTAACGTCTGTGGTTTTGCGGACTTC